GAACTTGCCGAAGAAGGCGAACGCCTTGATCAGCTCGGGGTGGTTGCCCCAGCCGTGTTCCTCGAACGCGGCCGTCAGCGCCTCGTTGCCGACGGCGGTCACGGCGGTGCGGGCAAGTCCCACGGTCTCGTCGTACTTGTCGCCGAGCTCGGCCTTGGCCTGCTCGCCCCATTCGCTGATGCGCTGCTGCACCTGCTGCTGAAGGGCCGCCTGCATCAGCCCCGCGTCCTCCTGGGCCAGCTGGGTGTACAGGTTGATGGCCTCCTGAGCCCTCTCCTGCGTCCATCCGTTGGCCTTGAAGAACTCGGTCGCCTTGCTCAGGCGCTCGCCCTCGAGGGTGAAGCCCTCGGGAAGCTGGAACGCCTCGTACTGCTCCGGCACGGCCGGCGCCTGCTCATCCTTGGACGGTTCGGCCTTGTCGCCGTCGCCCTCGGGCTTGCTGCCGCTGGTCGGGTCCGGTGCGCCACCCTGCTTGGTCTGGTCCTCGGGATCCGGCACCGCGGCCGGGGCGCCCTGCGACGCGGGATTGGTCGGGGTGGTGTCGGTGGTGCCGCTGTCCGCGCCAGGATTGGGGTTGCTGGCCGTGGTGTCAGTCGTGCTCATCGGTTTCCTCGTTGCGCTGTGCCTGCCGCTGCAGGCGCTTCATTGCACTGTTGGCCTCGGCGCGCATCTGGGCCTCGCGCTCCGGGCAGTTGTCACGGATGGCCTCGAGCCACCACAGGGCGGCTTCCTGCCGGCCGATGGCGCGGGACTGCGCCATGGCGTTGGTGTTGAACGGGCTGGCGTCCATGCCCATGGTCTGCAGGAACACCCAGAGCACCGAGCGCGTCGGCTGGTGCTCCAGGGCCTTGCGGATGTCCTCGCGCAGCTGGCGGACCTGCAGGCGGTCGAGCTCGGCCTGGAGCCGCTGCTGCTCGATCTGCTCCGGGCTCAGGAACGGGCTTCGGCTCCTGCTCACTGGCCACCCATCCCGCCGAGGATCCCGGCCAGGCCCTCAGCCGCCGAGCCTTCCTGCGGTACCGCCTCCCCGGCGGTCTTGAGCGCGGTGGCCGCGTCCTTGACCGGACCGGCCATGGCGGCCATCTGGGCCATCTGCTCGCGCTGGGCGCGGGACTGCCGGATCTGCGCCACGTCGTCGTCGCTGCGGACCAGAGCGGCCGGGCTGCCGACCCGATCGGCGAACTCGTCGATTGCCTGGTCCCCGTCGATCTTGTCCAGCGCATCCGGGCGGCCGGTGGCCTGCGCCACGAACGCCGCGAACTCTACGGTCCGCTGGATGGAGACGGTTCCGTTGGCCTTGGCCGCCTGGGCCAGGATCGAGGTGTACTCGATTTTGAGCGGGGCGTCGGCCAGCTCCTCCGGCGGCGGAGGGATACGGCCGGCGCGCTCCAGCAGGCGGAACGTGCGGATCACCACCGGGTCGAGCACCTCGTCGGTGATGGACTCCAGGGTCGGCCCCAGCACGGCGGCCTTCTCCTCGCGGCGCTCGGCGATCTCGGTGGCGGTGCGGCCGGTCTGGTCGCCCAGCGCCTCCATCATCAGGAACAGCTGGTAGTAGAACCCGCGCTCGATGCGCCCCTCGATGGTGGCGATCTCCTCGCGGATCTGCAGCAGCGCCTGAGCGTTCGGGGTGTAGATCGGCTGGATCTGGGCGCCCACCTGGTCCGGCGGGAGGTACACCTGCCCGCCCTTGCGCAGACGCGCGCCGCCCTTGAGCCGCAGCGAATCGGGCACGGCCAGGGTCGGATCGGCCACCTGCTCCATCAGGGCCAGCTTCTCGCCCTCCAGGTACTGCAGCTGCTTGATGTCGCCCAGCAGGTCGACGCCCGGGCAGGTCGAGTAGGTGTCCTCGGCCACCGGGTTCCAGCGCGCGGTGACGAACGGGGCCTCGTAGTGGCCGCCGACGTGGATCACGCCGCTGCCGTCCGCGCTGCCACACTCCTCCAGCCACACGACCTCGCGCCACGGCCGGTGCTGCGGCGCCTGCAGGCCCAGCGGGCCGGTGCCAGGCCTGGCGTCCGGGTTGGGTTCGATCATCGAATGGACCCAGAACTCCTGGTCTTGGCGGCCAGCCTTGTCGCTCAGGCACTCCTGCACCGTGCGCGGTAGCGCCTCACGGCCGTACCGCTCCTCCAGCTGGCGGGCGGTGCGTGGGTACTTGCGCCACAAGGTATCGACGCGACCATAGGCGTCCAGCGCGATGGCGTAGGTGCCGCAGGTCAGCGGGTAGAAGCGCACCACATCTCGAGGATCTTCCAGCACCAGCATCGGCGCGGTGCCAAACATGCCGTCCTCGGTGTACAGGATCGGCATGGCCTTGTAGAAGTTGCTGCTTGCCAGGGTGTCGCGGATGCGCTGGGTCACCACGTCCAGCCACAGCTTTACCGCGAAGTTCTCGTTGAGGTCCGGGTCCGGCGCGGATACGCGGAACCACGGCGACGCCTTCGGGGTCATGTGCGACATCATGCCGGCGGCCATCACGCGCAGGACCTCGGTGGCCTTGCTGTTGATGACCTTGGCGCGGGAGCGCCGGGTCCGGCGGTTGCTGTTCTGGCTGAACCGGCCGCGCGCCGGATCGACGTACTCGGACACGTCGCGCCAGTCGGGCAGCCAGTCCTGCTGGGCCATGGACATGGCGCTGGCGCGGCGCTGGCAATGCTTGCGCAGGTCCATTCGGTCCAGCAGTGCGGACGGACGGGGTGCCCGGTCCATGGATCAGGCCCCCAACGCAGTCTTGGCCGGCGCGGTCGGCGGCTGCCCACCGCCCTGATCGGCACCCGCCAGGATGGTGGACTGCCGGCCGTAGCGGTTGCGCAGCCGGCGGCGCTCGCGGTCGCGCTCGGTCACGGCGGCCTCGTCGATGGACTCCGGCTGGATGACCGGGGCGTTGGCCACCGGCTTCACCTTCGGCGCCTTGGTATTGCACATGGGCGGATTACCTCGAAAGCGGGTTGTAGGGGGTGCGGTCGCCGCCGCGGTCGTAGTCGTCGTAGGGCACCACCGGCGAACCGTCAGGGTGCCGCGGCTTGGCCTGCACCGGGTAGGCGAAGGTGATGGCCAGGGCGTCCGCGCGGTTCGGGCTGGGGAGCCCGCGCCGCTTCATGTCCTTCTTGGACTCCAGCTGGATCTTGCCATCCATGCGCGCGACCGTTTCCGGCCCGGTCAGCTCGTCGCGCAGCTGCGGGTCCTCCTCGATCGAGCCGCCCTGCTTGAGCCAGTCGCGCATCTGCTTCCACATCTGCGCGCGCTTGTTCAGGCAGCCCGGGTCCGTTGACTCCCCGGAGAACCAGACCAGCGTCCAGTCGCGGCCCATGGTGCGGCCGGCCGAGACGATGCCGGTTCCGTAGCCGCCGTCCACAAACACCGCGTCGGCCCGATGCTCGTCCTCCAGCTGCGCCAGGATGTTGGCGACATGGACGTCGTTGTCGTTCTTCGGCAGCGTGCGCAGCTTCTTGGCCATCAGGCCCTGCCGCAGCATGAACACCAGCTCGTCATCGCCATCCCATGCCGGGTCCAGTGCAATGATCTTGGGCGCCCACTGGTACTGCTCGGGCCGCAGGTGCCGGCCGTAGGCGGCATCCACGTCCGCCTCGGCGATGAACTGCTTGGCCGACATCGACGGGAACAGGCCGCGGATGCGGACCTTCACGATGTCGCTGTCCTCGCCGTAGTCGTCGACCATGCGCTGCAGCTCGACCAGGTTCACACCCTCAACGGTGCGGCTGTCGATCTGCTCGGTGTCCCAGCTGTTCTTGAACTTGCGGAAGCACTCGCGGAACCGGCCGGTGCTGCGGGTCGCATTACCGAACGCGGCCCAGATGATCTCGGTGCCCTGGTCGGTCAGCGCGCCCTCGGCGACCTCCCATACCTTGTCAGCGATGGCTGAGGCCTCGTCGAAGATCAGCAGGATCCGCTTGCCCTCGTTGTGCAGGCCCGCGAACGCCTCGGTGTTGTTCTCCGACCACGGCGCCGCGTCGATGCGCCAGGTCTTGTCGTGCCCCGGCGCGTTGCTGATCAGCGCCGTGGCCGTGAGGCTCGCCCAGTGTCTGGTCAGGCTCAGCTCGTGCCACTTCGACAGCTCGGCCCAGGTCTTGGTCCTCAGCTGCAGGTCCGTGTTCGCGGTGACGACGCCTCGGGTGTCCTCGAACGTGTCGAACGCCCACTTGATCAGCATGGACACCAAGGCGGACTTGCCGATGCCGTGGCCCGACGCCACCGCCTGGCGGATCACCTCGCCCCGATCGACGGCCCCGCTGCGGAGCTTCTTGCCGATTTTGTCCAGCTGCCGGCGCTGCCAGGCGCGCAGCTTCTTGTTCGCAAGCGGGGTGTTCGGCACCCCCCACGGGAAGTTGAACAGGACGTAGCCGAGCGGGTCATGCTGGAACGAGGCGATTGCCTCGACCAACTCCTGCTCAGGATTCGTCGTCTTGGTCAGCGCGTGCGCGTTCACGGGCGGCCTTCAACTGGTCTGCCAGGTTCCCCTGGACGCCATGATCCAGAGCGATTCGGTCGCCATACCGCCGCGGGTCCCACTTCGCCAGCAGCTTGAGGCGCTGCTCGGCGCGGGACTTCTGCCAGGCGACGTGGCCGGGGTCCACCTTGTCCCCGTGCTCGGTCAGGATCCGGGCCGGCGGCTCGTCCACGATGCGCAGCACGTCGTCTGCGATCACGTCGAACCCGACATCTCGCGCCTCAAGGAACGCGGCGTTGAACTCCTCGTTCCGCTTGCGCCACTCGGACACGGTGCGGACGGGCGGGAAGCCATCGGTGCGGCAGATCTGGGCCAGCGGCTCGCCCTCGGACAGGCGGCGCACGATCTCGTCGGCGATCTCCTTGGAGTAGGTGGTCGGTCTGCCCATGGGTCAGGGTTCGTCGGTCGGCAGCGCCCGGATCTCGGCCAACTTGCGGTTGGCGCAGTCCTCCAGGCTCACGATGTTGGCGTTGTAGGCGTTGACCAGCGATTCTACGCGGCGGTCCTCGGCGCGGGCCACCGGGCATGGGGCGCTCAGCTCAGCCGGCACCGGGACGGTCACGCGCACCGGGACCTTGACCACCTCGGGCAGGCGCTCCGGGCAGGTGTTGCAGCCGGCCAGCAGCAGAGCAGCGACGGTGGCGGCGATCAGGCGCATGGTCAGGCTCACAGCAGTGGGATGGACGGGTGCAGCTCGAGGTCCAGCTGCGCGGCCGCGTCCGGGTTGCTCCGGGCGCGGGCCAGCTCGGCCTGCAGGTTGGAGACCCGGCGCGCGGCATCCTTC